TTGCACTTGAACCAAGAAGTCACCGATCTGATAACCAGCTTGTTGTGTTACTACGCCAAACCTACCACTGTTCTGGCCTGCTTGAGAGACAAATCTGTTGTAGTTTTGCATATTACGATTAACTACAGAAATTTGCCTGTCAACAGAAGAAAAGTATCTGGAAAGATGGTCCCCTTGAGACAGTTGTTTAGCATTCTTATGGGCTTCCAAGCCCGCTCGAGCAAACTCTTTCAGTTCAGCAATCGACTTCGGCGCACCAGTATTCTGAACAGTGTACCCAATAGTGCCTAGATCATAGTTAGCCATTTTTAGTTACAACCTTCAAGTAAACTGCGTCCAGTCGTTTGATTGCCTCTGTTTCCCAAGGCAACAGCATGTTCTTAGTCATTCGTTGCCAAGCATCAATCTCTTGGTAACTAATAGGTAGGGGTCCAGAAAACCCTTGACCTCTGGTGTTGTTGAGCAACAAAAAAGCAGTCCAGACGTATTCCAGTAACTCAGGGAAGTCTGGTCCCTGTAGAGCCAATGGAGTGCGTCCAGACTGCCTTTCTACTTCTTGTAAATGTTGCCGTTCAGTAACACCATCTTTGTCAGGAATAGAGAGTTTGAAATCCCACTCAGCGTATTCCTCTAGATCAAGGATCAACCCTTCAAAAAAGCGGAGTAATCCTCTTGGGCTTCAAGAATTTGAGATTTAAGCCAAGGAAGCTTACCGTAGAGATCAGTAGCTTCAGCGACAGAGAACTTGGGAGACTTGCCATTAAGCTGGATGTTCCAGTCTTTAGTAGTCTTTGCCAGAAGGTCAAGCGTAGCGTTTTCAATCTCTTCAGCAGTAAAGGTAATACGTTTGCCTTTAGAGGCTTTCTGAATACGTTTGTTAGTTTGTTCGTGAACTACACTCTTATACTGAGACGAATGAGGTGCATAGACAGTGATGGTCATTTCCTTACCATCGTCTTTGAGAAGCACTTCCTCAGTCATAGGGTGTTTTACATTGACAACGATAACGTCATCAGTAGGGATCAGTTTAGAAAGGTCCATTGTCGGGATGTCCTTAAAGGTTATGTCGGGGATTAAAGATAGACGGGTGAGCCGCCCCCGACAAGCAAACTCACCCTACCCTTGCGGGATGAGGTTAAGCTGAACGGGTAAGCTTGATGTTCGTAGCTTCCGTGGTATCATAGAGAGCAACAAACGGAAGTGTCACGATACGCGAGGTCGGGTTTTCAACAGGAACATCTGCACCGTTGATCTTCACACGGGGGAAGAGGAAGGTGTAGTCCGACGAACCCGTGGGGTCATCTACAGCGACTTCAAGAGCCGTCTCAGTTTCGTTGATGAAACGGTTGATCAGAGCAGCATCTTCAAAGTAAGCAGTGATTGTACCCTCAACCGTGGCCATGCCATACTCAAGTTGCGGGGTCGAAGCAGAGCCAACAATAAATGTGGGGGCCAGAGCATTGTTGATCGTGAAGTCGATGCCCGTGATGATAGCAGCAGTAGACAGCGCACCACCAGCGTTACCGATACGCATCAGACCAGAGTAAGCGTCAAAGGGAGCATTGCCAGAAGAGGCCGTCTTGGTCCCGTCAACAGAGGTTCCGCTGATGGTCATGTCTTTACCAACCATGCTGAACGTGCCAGTGACCATCTGGTTAGGACGGATGGAAACAGCCAGAGACGATACAGCCATGCCCGTGAACAGACGGAACTGAGTAATGTCCGTGGCAGCATCTTCGATGGAGAAGAACTTGGGCGTCGTGCCAACTTTAAGCACGTTGGTCGAGAAGCTGTTGAAAAAGGCACTTTCAAGGAGCGGGTCGTAGTCGCCTTTGCGAAGGTCAGCAACGATGTCACCAGCCACAGAGCGGTTGCCATGGCGGTCAACGCGAGGCATACGGTCAGGTTGAATGTCGTTACCCGTGACACGTTCTTTCGTCAGGTTGAGCGAATGGGTCGTGTAGGGGAGTTGAATGAGTGCAGGAGTAGCAGGGGTCGTGCCGAAAGTCGATTCGACAACATAAGAAAGGCCAGCGCGGCTACCTTGGCTAAACGGCATAGTTAGTTTCCTTTATCAGTGATAAGTGAACCAAGCAATGGTCACTGGTGTGCAGTAGAAGGGTGAGTCAAGGAAACTCGTCCTGACCTCAGAGTAATCAATCGACACAATGTAAGTTTGAGCCGAAGGGTTTGTGTAGGAGATGTCTGTTGTTGCATTGAAACGATCTAGCAACAGATCAGCAATATCATATCCAGCACCAGACCCCAGACCTTCAGGAGTGCAGATCAAGATGCTATAGAGACCATCGTATCTCTGTTGAGGGTTTAGACCCCTTACAGCAGGACGACGAAGAGTTGGAACAAGATCAGCTTTGATGAAAGAGGTTCCAGTTGTAGGCTCAAACGGTACGTTCTGTCTCGCAATAGCTGGGACGCCAGCGGCTCCAGACAAGTGAGTATCCAGACAGGCACGAATATCGTTAATGATTGTCATTGAGTGCCTCTTACTCTATTGATAGCGTCTTGTAGATGTGCGCTTGCTCTGGACCGGACACCTGTATAAACTGCATATGGACCAGTTCTTGCCCAACCACCATATTCTACTCTATTGGCATGAGGGCTTCTGTTGGCTATATAGACTGTTGTAGCATCTTTAGGAAGGCCCGCAATTTGACCTTCAAGCTTATCTAAAGCAGCACCTCTTGCAGAACCATCATCAGAAGGTTTTCCGTGTGAGCTTTGTCTGCCACCAGACCCAGACGAAGTGGTAATTGAGTGGTTTTTAACATACGTTCCAGTATCAACAGGGGAAGAGTTTACCAAATCCTCTGCGATATTACGAAGAAACTCATCTCTCACTGTATCAAGTTCAGTCTCAATTTTCTTAATGACAGATGAAAGATTGCGTTGTACCATCTTATTCTCTCACTTGCAACAGGTAGCACATCGTGGCACTACCCGACTTGATCTCCATAACCTTGACAATGTTTACAGTATCACCAAGACCAATGATCTGGTCTGTTGCGTCTGGTTCTGGGGTGTTGCTCTCGTTAACCAACTTGCAATCAAGGACTACACGACGATCACCACGGAGGATGGAGTTACCGTCAATCATGTCTGGCGTATAGTCGTAGAAATAGCCTCGTACAACGTAATCTGTATTGGTGGTAGTCACAGCACCAGTATCGTTGTTGTAGGTACCAGCGACCCTCTTACGAAGCGTGAGGCTAATGCCATGCTCTTTAATCATCTGTCGTAGAGAGTGGGGATCAAACGCCATTCGGTTCATCGGGGAGGTAACCGTCACCCGCCTCTACATTGTCAAATCGGTTAATGCCAAATGCAGGGACAACCCTGTCGGAATCTTGGTTGGCAACAGACATGTCGCTATTGCTAATGCCACCAGCAAAAACACCAAGAGCCTTACCAGAAGTCTTCTTGCCTTGCGCCTCTACTTGAGAGGCGAGTTGTTGATATTGCTTTGCCTTGCTACTATATTTGGCACTCAATGCACCATCAAGTTGAGTGTCAACAAGACGACTGAACTTTGCAGCAATAGAACGGCAAGCCCAAGCGGCTGCATAGTAGATGTTGTCATTGGCCTGACTAAGACCAAAGTTAATCTCTTCATTCTGAACCAGTTGGTCAGAGGTATCAGTATCACCAATCAACAGGCGGACAGAGTTGAGCCGTCCAGATGCCGTGGTAGTATTCAAGTCGGTAGCGGAATAACTCCAAGACATCTAGACGCTCCATATCATTATTTTTCCAACTCACCGTATGTGAGCCGCCAATTACGAATACGACGAATTTGTGCGCCACGATCTTTAGGTATTTTAGCACACTTCTTGTCGCTAAACTCTTTATTATTTTTGACTTTTTCTTTGACACTAGCGTTGATACGCTCAACTACAATGTGCAGTTGTTCAAGTGAGAGATCGTCTAGTCCATCACCAACAGAAACGTTGGCAACATCTTGTTCAAACTCTTCTTCCAAATCTTCATTGTGATAGAGTTGGTCATTGAAGAACATTTGTTGAATAATGTCGTGGGGAGTACCGAAGTGTTCCCACTTAAACCTATCACCCTGCTTCCAAACCGCACCAGCAGCCTGTAGTCCGTTTTGTTTAACGAATACAGGCCGCGATGGGTTGAAGTAGGGAAGAAACAGTCGGGTCATCTCTTCCCTCCTTTAATTAGGCGATAACGGTGTCGATGAAGGCACCAAGATCAGCCGACACAACCTTGTGGTCGTAGGCGAGGTTGGCTTCCAGCACTTCAGCAATACCGTCGATAGCGAGGTAGTCACCGCGATACGACTTGATGGCAATACCGTGGCCCGAAGCGTTTTCCAGTTCATCCCAAGTGAAGGTGTAACCAGCCGACGGGATCATCAAGCCCGCAGCGCGGGGGCGGTAGTAGAAGGCAACAGCCTTGCCACCGATGAAAGCGTTCGATTCGGTCAGACCCTCAGCAGCAGTGTTCTTCACCGTCTCCATGACGAGGAACTCTTCCACACCGAAGATTTCAGCCAGTTTGGCGTCCGTCACCAGAGCGGTGTTCGTCACGGTAGCGCCACCATTCAGGCGGGCAAGGATCGTCGGGTGGTTGACCAGAACGTCACGGACTTCTTTACCAACAACCATAACATTGGGCTTGAAGCCGCCCGACTTGAGTTGAACGGTACGCATGATGCTGGTAACGTCAACAATCGGGGTCGAGTTGGTGTAGTCAGACCACTGACGGACTTGAGCAGTCGAAGGCGAACCAGCTACACCATCCCAATCCGTACCCCAGACACCGCCAGTGAAGTAGGTCGAAGCCCACTTGATTTCACGGTCGATCAGGAGTTGGTGGGTCAGCATTTGCGAGCCAGCGGCACGAATGTCCAGAGCGGCGTCTTCGTTAGCAAGCGTATCGAAATCGTAGTCAGTTGCCAGCGAGTAAACGTCCGTCAGGTAGGTGTCCGTCGAAAGCGACATGCCCACACGGGGAGCCTGAGTGCGCGGTGCGCGGGCCTGCACCTGACCAACACGGTTGAAGTCAGCGCGGTTGTAGGTGTAGTATTTGTCGGACTTTTTAGCAACCGACACTTTCGGGAACACGCGATCAGCGATAAAGCCGTTGGCGTCTTGCAGGAAAGCAATCGTCAGGTTGGTAAGCGGGGCGTCGATATGAACGGCGCTCGGAGTCAGCATAGCCATTTGTAGTATTCCTTATTTAACTAGATTAGGCTGCGGCTTTGTCAGCACGGGACAGTTCGATGGTGATGATCTGGCCGTTGACACCAGCTTCCAGAGCATAGCCGACGATCACGTTGGTCGAGGCAGCGACTTTAGCTTTGCCAGAAGAACCAACAGCGACAGCATCGCCACGGGCAATCGTGCCACCAGCTTGAACCGTAACACGACCATCATAAGCGACAGCGATAGCTTCACCAGCGCCAGTGGCGGCAGCAAGAGCAACACCATCAGTGCGGGCATTGGCAGAAGTGTTGTCAACCTGACCATCAGCAGCCAGAGAGACGAAAGTGAATTGAGCAATAGCAGAACCCGAAGTGTAAGTGCGGGTAGCCAGACGTTCCGTAAATGCCATTTTAAAGGCTCCTTATTACTTTTTGTAGGTTTCAAGCAACAGGGATTTGCCCTGTGCAGTCTTGATGACAGCAGCATACGCTTTGTAGAAGTCTTTTTCCTTCTTGTCTTCCTGATAAGCCTTAACCATGTCGTTAAGTTTTTCCGTGGGAGATTTAAGGTCATTCTCTGCGTCAGTTTTGCCGACTTCTTGATAGATGCAGCATCAGCGGCGCGAAGGATGGCAAGGAGTGCTTCATCCGTGCCAATCGACTTCAAGAGTTTACCACGCTCATCAGCAGTCCCTTTAAAGTTTGGGAGAACCTCGTCAGCGCGCTTACGGAGTGCTTCAGCCTCAACAGCCTTTTGCATCTCTTCTAGTTTTTTAAGGATCGGAGTAGGAATAGCCGACTTGGCAATCATTTCCCCTTCAACTTCAATCATTTCTTCTTGTGGTTTAGCTTTTTCAAGGCTAACAGCTTCGAGTTCAGCCACCTTAGCTTTGTAGGTTTCGATCTCTTCCAGAAGCATCTTGTTCACTTCTTCAAAGGCGATGGCTTCGGCTTTCCAAGACTTACGGGTAGGCTTCTTGCCTTCCATCTCGTCTTCCATCATATCTTCTTCATCGTCTTCCATGTCGTCCATCTTTTCGGACTTCATGTCTTCTTCTTTGTAACCCTTTTCGGTTTCATCAACCGTGTCGAGTTTTTCGACATCTTCGTTTTCCATGTGTTCCCCTTCTGGGCTGCGCTTGTAGAGAGCGACCTTAGCGAGTGGGTCATCGCCCATATCGACCAAGGAAACCTCTTCAAGTTCCAAGTTTACGAGTTCGGTGGGCATTTACACCATCTCCTTCAAGGCCCGTCCCCCAATAGAAAACGCAGCCAGCTTACCGCTTTTAACATCTTGCCACACAGCCTCATCGTAGACCTTGATGGCGACAACCCAGCCTTCGCGGTCAGACTGGATACCCAATGCCTTGGCAATCTCATTGGTCAAGGGCATGGAATGGACAACTTCACCAATCTTGCCGCCAGTGTGCATATTCTTGGCGGTTCGTGTGGAGAGCATAAAGTTTGTTGCAGCTTTGGCGATCTGCTCTGGGCGGATAAACTCGCCACTGTGGTCAAGGCTCAGTTCACCGTTGACCGTAGAGACATAGGCCCAACCAAAGGCCAGACGCTCTTCATCCATCTGCTTGAGGATTTGACCTTCAATCTGGACCTCTTTGGTCATTTCAGAAACGGAAGTTCCAGCTTCCCACATACGACAAGACCAATAGCGGGGTGTCGTTTTGTCGCTTGCGGTATCGCAAGAGTGGCGGGAGCGAAAATTCCTACGAGCATCAGGGTCATCACGGCGGATTTCCATGTTGGGATCGCCAAACGTGACCTTCTTAATCTTGTCACCATCTTTGACATAAACGCCAAACTTCTTGGTAGAACCAGCGGGCATACGGAAGGGTTTGTCAAGTTCAACCTGACGGCCTTGATATTCAGCCTTCTCTACTTCCGACTTACGAGTAGACATTGGGTGCTGCGTGGGAAGCAGATCAGTGTCATGCTTACCAGAGCGAAAACGACCCTGACGAATGGCGCGAAGGAAGTTATTGACACGTGCCATTGCCCACTGTTCGGGAGAGGACACGTTAGGACGGACGCTGGAAGGGTTTGTCCGATAGGCTCCAACACCACGATCATATACTTGGCGAAGAGTTTCTACAGTAACCCGCCCTTTGTCACCATATTTCGAGTTGTGTTCCTCTGCTTTACGGCGAAGAGTATCTGTGTCAACCTTTTCAACAGCTTGTTTAGCTTGCGACCAAGCACCAGCAAAAGCCCTACTTTCAGCCATCCCATCTTGTTCCATCATGGAGTTGAAGACGTTGCGAAAAACGGACTGTTGGTGAGAAGTGAGTTTGTCTCTTACTACCTTGGGCAGTTCCTCGTTGTTACTGTATGGCATCGTTTCTCACCAAAATCATAGAGAAGTTTGTAGTCGCACGGGTGTTGTTAGTCTCTACAAGTGAGGCTTGAACATCCATATCAGTTTTCTCTGTCATAGCAAGAGGGGCGACAAAATCGTAACGGTATGTGGATTCAAAACATTCACTGATGTGGACAATACGAAAACTTTGACCAAAGGGGCGGACAAAGAAACGCACTTGAGAGTCTTCACCCTTTTGGACACTGAAATCGCCAGTGAGGATGTAGGCAGTGTGTCCAGCAGGGACAGTGTAAATGCCGTTCAGAGTTTGGCCGATACCAGCCGTGATAAGGCCAATGGTATTCCCGTTTGCAGTGAGGGTAATTGCACCAGCGTTATTTGCAGGACCGTTCTTGTAGACAGCGGAATTGACACGCTTGAATTGAACAGCACCAGTTGTCGGGGTGGTGCCGTTACATTCAATCTCTTCCGTGATGGGGTTGAAATTAGCATCAAGACCAGAGACAATAACAGACCCCAAATCCAGAGCAGATGCAGAGACTACCGTAACCAAACGGGCAGAGTCCCACACAGACCAAGGATAAAGTCCACCAGCAGCCCAGACAGTTTCATCTGCTCCCGTATCAATGTCAGGGTTATACCCCGTCACATGAACCAGAGAGTAGCCGCCAATTTGACTTTGAGCGATAGAAAAGTAACTATCCCTCAAAAGGTAGTGTCCCCAATCAGCCATATCTTATCTCCTATTGCTCTGGGACCACTTCTGCGTCTTGAGCCGAAAGTTTCGCTTCATATTTAACAGGGTCGAAATCAATTTCAGCAATGCTCATCAGATCGCTGACAACCTCGACCTGATCTTGAAGTTCAATACCAGCATTGTTGATATTACGCAGGAAGGCAGCAATCTCACGCAGATCGTGCGGAGCGACATCGCCAGCAACAAGTTTGGGCATGGTTTCCCAAGACAGGCCATTGAGTTGCCACAGACGCTCCACCAACTGCTTGTTAAGCACATCTACGATAGAGTTGATGTAACTTTCGAGAGAGCGGAGGAACAAGTCCGTCTTAGTCTTGGAAAGGGCATAAGAACCGCTGCCAGAACCAAGCATAAGAAACTCAGCCATAAGGCTACGAGCAATATCATGTTGGTAGCGTTTGACAACAGGGTCAATATCAATAGACCGTGATCCATTTGCAGTGATCAGTTCGATGTCCATAAGACGTTGATTGGTGGGCTTGCCATCTGCATCTACATAGAGATCAGAAGGAAGCAGTGCATACCCTTGTTCGTTGTTCTTTAGATCACGAAGGATACGCTCAAATTGGCCCCTCAGACTAGCTTGGTCTGCCGTTGCATCGCCACTCAGATACTCCGCAGGCATACGGCCAACAGGCACACCGTGAAGCTCTCGTTCAATAGCAACAGCCTCATATCCTTGAATCTTGTTAAGGTATGAGTAAGAAACGTAGGCATTTCGTAGGACAGAACGACCGGACGGATCATTGTTGAGGCTCGTTGTGCGATAATAAAGGGACTTTTCTACGGGGATCATGGCAATTTTCTTGCCCCATGCAGCTTCTTGCCACATGCCAAGAATTTCACCGTTGTTCTGATCTACTTCAAAACCTTCTACAGTCCAAGGTGCGCGGATGGCAATCTTTTTTACGCCAATGCGACCGTCTTCATACTTAGAGTTCTTCTTGGGGCTACGAGCATCACCCTCACGCTTTTTATAGAC